ACAACTTGGTGCTCAAGGCTTAGTAGGCTTAGTAGCAGCGGCAGTACTATATAAGTTATTTAATAAGTAATAGCTCAAAGTTTAGTAGAACTTAAAACTACGAACCACTTCATAATGGGAGATAAGGTTAGGCTAAAGTCTATCGAGTGCTTCCACCAAATTTGGTAATTTATTACCATTTACTATTGATTGGAGTTATGATACACGGTGGTTCGAACCCACCCATCTCCACCAAGGAACACATTATTTCCCCCGATAGTGTGTTCCTTAATGGGGATGACTTGGAATCGACATCGTAACAGAAGGTTAATAGTTGTAAGACCCAAAGTAAACGCTAACGCAAATACTTACGCAATCGCAGCCTGATAGGCATAGTGTGATTTGAGGATTTAGGCAGGATGAACCTTATAACCAAATCATCCTCCACCAAATTATAGTATATATAGATTGATTGATTAATTTACAGGAATGATTAAATGAACCACAATATTATATGGACAACTAACTACTGTCCATTTTGTGACAAAGCAAAGGGGCTTTTAGACAAAGCTAACATTGAATATGAAACACGGCTAGTTGATGAAGTGCAATGGACTAAAGCTGACTTACTAACATTAGCGCCTAACGCTACAACATACCCGCAAATCTTTTTAAACGATAACCATATTGGTGGTTCTGACGAATTAGAAGCATATCTATTTTTAGAGGAGACTTCTTTCGATGATCTGTAGAGAGTGTAATACAAACTATGAAGTTCTGGTTGATGTGGATGTTAAAGAAATGGTTCCGGCAAATGATATGGATATGGAAACCCCATACTGCCCGTTCTGCGGTGAAGAGCAGGAGTGGCGAGATGGATTCGACGAAGTGGACGTATAAAGGAGAAGAGTTTACTTCAGAAGATGTTGGTGAGTACTATGGGTTTATATATCGTATTACCAACTTAAAGACAGGTCATGATTATCTTGGGAGAAAATATTTTAAAAGTAAGAGAAAACTTAAGCCTCTCAAAGGTAAAAAGAATAAAAGACACCGGATAGTTGAAACTGACTGGAAAGACTACTATGGTTCATCAAAAAGATTGTTAGAAGACATTGAAGAGTTAGGAAAGGAAAACTTTACAAGAGAAATCATAGAGCTATGTACTACAAGAGGTAATACAAACTATGCGGAATTGGTATGGCAAGTAAATGAAGAAGTGTTATTGAGAGAAGATTCTTATAATGGTATTATTGCTATTAAGATAGGGGTTGGATCAGTTAAAAATTATATAATGGAGAAAGAAGATGGTAATAGTTGATTATAATGGTATAGGCATTGGTTCTATAATGGGCCAATTGGGTAGAGGTGAAGAGTTAAGTGAAGAGCTTATTCGTCACGTAATTTTAAATAACTTACGCTCATACCGAGTTAAGTATCCTGAACATACCTACGGTCGGATGGTTATTGCATGTGATTCACGATCGTGGCGTAGAGATGTATTCCCTGAATATAAAGCTGCACGTACTACAAGTAAAATTGATGATGGTAAAGACTGGACGGAGATTTTTAGAATCTTAGATGTAGTTACTAATGATATCCGTGAGAACTTCCCGTATGCGGTGATTCGAGTAGAGAGTGCTGAAGCTGATGATATCATTGGTGCCTTGGTAGTCCACAAATCTGAGCCTCTTACAGGTGAGAAGATTGTTATTATTTCTGCTGATAAAGACTTTATTCAATTGCATCACCAAGGTCAAGTAATTCAATATAGTCCTATGCAACAAAAGATGGTTAAACCTGAATCTACGTCTCAACGATATGCATTTGAACATCTTATGAAAGGTGATTCGGGTGATGGTGTTCCAAATGTGTTAAGCCCTGATAACTCTTTCACTGATAAGATTAGACAAACCCCAATGAGAAAGAAACTACTAGACGAATGGTGGAATCATAAAGATGATCTTAAAGCTATTATGCCTGAAGAAGCATTTAGAAATTATATGAGAAATAGAGAAGTGATTGATCTAGATAGAACACCACAAAAGATTAAAGATGAATCGATTAAACAATACGAAACGTATAAATACCCTAAAGCAGGAAGTGTTTTAAACTTCTTGATTGAAAAACGAATGAATTTATTAATTGAATGTGCCGGAGAGTTTTAGGATGGAAATATACGAAGTATTAGACGCAGTAGAAACAGCTTCTACTAGAGAAGATAAGATGAAAGTGATTGCTGATAACGATAGCCTTGGTTTGCGTGATATATTAAAAGTTAACTTTAATAAAAAAATTAAGTTAAACATTGATAAAAGTGTTAATTGGACTCCATCAGAAACACCTACTCAATCGCTAAAAGATATTACAAAACATTTACCATCACTAACCGATACTAAACTTGATAAGTCTAGAGCGACTAAATCATTTAAAGCGATGCTTGAACAAATCCACCCGATGGATGCTCAAGTATTGCAAAATGCTGTTAAGGGTAAATTAAAATATAAAGGATTGACTTCAGCATTAGTTAAAGAGGTATATGGAAATAAATTTATCACTAAATGATTTTGTTATAGCCACATCATTTCTTATAGCAATCTGTGGTTTTTATTATTGTGCCACACATCTAAATGAATAATGCCAGTATATAATTTTATACATAATGACACCGAAGAAATTTGGGAAACTACCATGCCTTACGCTGATAAAGATGCTTATATGGAAGAACATAATTGTCGTGCAATATTCTTACAAGGTCCACAGGTAATTGGTACTTCTAAAGACATTTATTCTAAGATGGATGATAATCTTAAAGATCGCTTGACACATATCAATAAGGCCTATCCTAAGAAAGGTCCTAACTCTACGAATTTAAGAACAAAATAGTTTAAATAACGGTGTACTTTTGCGGCGTTTTGTGATATAATAGATATATTATAACAACAATAATAAACTATGTTTAAACATGAACCGATTGATTTAGGCTATGCTGATCTAGTATCATCTACAAAGGATACTGGTAGAACCTATACAACCCCACCAAATGAACACGGTAGAAATACCTATCCATCTATCACTACAATTTTAGGCATACAGTCTAAAGAAGCTATTGAAGCTTGGAAGAAGCGAGTCGGTGAAGATGTTGCTCGCCAAATAGGTTATCGTGCTAGTACCCGCGGGACAGCCGTTCATGAAATGGCAGAGAAATATGTTAACAACGATCCTATGTGGGGTGTAGCAATGCCTAATATTCTTGCAGACTTCATGCCTATTAAACCTATCCTTGACGAGAGACTATCACTTGTATATGGACAAGAGCTTGCATTATATTCTGACCATTTAAAACTTGCTGGACGAGTAGATTGTGTTGGAGTATTTGATGGTAAGATTTCTATTATTGATTATAAGACTAGTAAGAAGACTAAGAAGTTTGAGTGGGTTAAAAATTACTTCATCCAAGAAACATTTTATGCTATTGCTTGGGAAGAGAGAACAGGTATACCTATTAAACAATTAGTTACTATTATCGCGGTGGATGATGCTGAACCTCAAGTGTTTATTGAAGATCGTGATAATTGGGATAAGGAATTAGAGAGATGCATTAAGGAGTTTCATGAACAATAAAATAGACTTATGTGCTACGTGCACTAGAGCTCATAAAGACGGTTGTCCTATATGGCCAACTCTTAGAATCACACAGGAGTGCGTTGAATATATCCCTTTGGGGATATAAAACTATATCCCCAAATAATTTGAAATTAGGCACCTTTTTCCTGTACTTTTACTGCAAACTATGGTATAATAGAACTATAAACAATAAAAAAGGAAGTAAAAAATGAAAAAGATAAAAGAGTTTAATAAAGCAACATTAGTAGAATTTCGTAATGAATTGAATGATCTATTAGCAAAATATGAAAAGAAGTCTGGTGTTGAATTGCAATCTAAAGGTATTAGGTATACATCAAATACTATTACGGTATCTGTTGAAGGTAAACTTACCGGTACACAATCTAAAGACGTTAAAGCTTTAGAATTATTTACTAAGTTTAAAGAGAATGATATCATTGATATTAATCAACTAGGTAAAGTTAAGGTTGTTGGATATAACGTTAAAGCTAAAAAATATCCATATATTGTTGAAGCAACGAATGGTAAACAATACAAATTATCACATAATCAAGTTGAAGCTAGAAGAGGTATTGCATAATGAAAAGATATTCAAATAGTTTTGTAGGTACTTTTGATCCTACTGATGAAAAGATTGCAGAGATTAGAAAGACAATATCTGCAGCCAATAAGAAAACTGGTTCTAAATTGTATGTTAAATTAGCTGGTCGTGGAATCGATCGAATCGCTAAGATGACAAAATATTACATGCAGAAAGATAATGTAGACGAAAAAAGAGCGAGTTACTTCGCAAGATACAACGCTCAATCATATATTCCAATCTCTCTTGCAACAACAGTGGACGTATACATTTATGAAAGATAATATAATTTTAGTTGACTGTGATGGAGTCCTATTAGATTGGGAACCATACTTCTTCAACTACGTTAAAGATAGACATGATTTAGAGGTGAAACACCCTAATGAATATAATGTCGGTAAAGTCTTAGATATTCTCCCCACTGAAGGTCACCGCTTAGTTAGTCAATTCAATTCTTCTGCTCACATGGCTAACTTAGGTCCATTGCGTGACGCTGTTAAATATGTACGCAAGTTATATACTGATCATGGTTATAGGTTTCATGTAATCACTAGTCAAACATCGGATGATGCTGCTAAGGAATTTCGTAAGTATAACTTAGAAACATTGTTCGGTAAGGAAGTCTTTGAAGGTATTACTATATTAGGTCAAGGCGATGATAAAGATAAAGAATTAGCTAAGTGGAAAGACTCTGGTTGTTATTGGGTGGAAGATAAGCCCACTAACATTGAGGCTGGTTATAATGTTGGACTAAGCCCTATTATGATGGCACATAATCATAATGTCGGGGAACACTTAGATATTCGTGTGCAGGATTGGAAAGAGATTTATAATAAAATAACAGGAGAAGTATAATGGTAGTATTATGTGTAATAATTTTAACTATTGTGGCATTTGGTTTGGGCTATGTAGTTGCAAGTGCAAGTATAAATTGGGAAACTAAGGAGTGGAAATAATGCCAGAATTTGATTTAGGATATTTTATTATAGGCTTGGTGATTGCACATATCATATACAAGTTAGAAGTTATTAGTGGAGACATTAAAGAGATTATAAATGATGATTGAGTATCAATGGTATATCATAGCAGCTTTAGTGCTAGGTGCGTATAAGGTTGGGATATGGGTTGGAGTTACAGTAACCACAAATGAAGTATTAGATATAATCAGTAAAGAAACAAAGAAGTAGTATAATATTAGCCGATTTAAGCATCGGTTTTTTATCGCACTAAATAACTATATTATGTTTTGATTATATAAATAAACTATATAAAGTAAAGGTCAACATAGATACCTGCGATTATGCGAAATCTATTAAACATTAGGAGAAATAAATGAAAAATTTATTCGTAGCATTAACAGTGCTTTTAACAGTAACATCAGCAAGTGCATTCTTTGACAACGCAAACTTTAACCCTTGGGATAATGACAACAATAACCGTTGGACATTTAACAACTCTAATGGTAATGCTGACGACAACGGAATCTTTGCATACAATAGTTACGACTACTGGGATCCACGTTGGTACTCAACTGAGTTTACTAATATGGTAAATGAGATTGATGATGAGTCAAATGATCAGTATGCTTTAAACACATACAAGTTTCCAGCAGAAGTAAAATAACTATATACTAATATAGTAATAAAGAGGCTCCTTCGGGAGTCTTTTTAGGTATAGAGAATAATATAGGAGTACGATTAATGGTTATTAAAAAAGCACATACGTGGATGATGACTAATTGCCCACTACCAAAAGCAGTTCGTTGGGTTAAGAATTATGTTAAAAACATAGACAACGAGGAGAAGTAATATGGATATGGGATTGGTTTTAATAAATTTAATCATGGCAAGTGCTTTAGTATTTGCCATTTATATAACACAACAAGATAGAAATTATTTCTGTCAAAAAGTATGGAGTAAAGTATGGAACAAGTGAAGGGCATTTTAATTGCTATTACATTATGGACAGTTTTAATTATGATGGGTACTGCTAAGGCAGAATTGGTTACAATGGACATCGATAAGTGGAATGGACCATCAGGTACTTATGTATGTAAAGATGTAAAGACTTGTTGGTTATTATATAGAGCAGCAGAAGTTCGTGGTGATACTTATTACTGCAACTCGGCTATCATTAAACGTGATGGAAAGGTCGTTTGGTACAAGAACTTTTATAAATAGAATTATAAACTGAATGTTGTATGGCGATTCCATTAGGAGAAATATATGGAATTAGGCTATGCCTTAAATACATTGTACTTCCTTGTCTCTGCAGTCTTAGTGATGTGGATGGCAGCTGGTTTTACAATGTTGGAAGCAGGATCGGTTCGTTCGAAGAACGTAACAGAGATTCTTTTAAAAAATGTTGCACTTTATAGTGTGGCATCATTAACCTTCTTGTTTGTGGGTTATGAGTTAATGTACGGTGGATGGAATGCTCCAGAAGACCACGCATTAATGAGTGACTTTTTCTTTCAAGTAGTGTTTGTTGCAACAGCTATGTCAGTGGTTTCTGGCGCTGTTGCTGAACGCAAGAAATTGTGGTCATTTTTAATCTTTGCTGGTATCTTTACAGCAGTGATTTATCCAATTCAAGGCTCGTGGTCTTGGGGTGGAGGATGGTTATCTGAAGTAGGGTTCTTTGACTTTGCAGGTTCAGGTATCGTTCATATGGCAGGTGCGGCGGCCGCTTTGGCCGCTGTACTATTAATCGGTCCACGTAAGGGTAAGTATGATAATAACGGAACCCCCGTTGCTATTCATGGCTCGAGTTCAACGCAAGTTGCTCTTGGAACACTTATTCTTTGGATGGGTTGGTTTGGTTTTAATGGTGGTTCACAGTTAAGTATTCTTGGAATCGACAACGCTAACGCAGTTGCTCAAATCTTTGTTAATACCAATACTGCAGCCGCTGCAGGTTTACTGAGTGCAATGGTGCTCTCAAAACTTTGGTTAAAGAAGACCGCTTTAAACGTGACACTAAATGGTGCGTTAGCTGGACTAGTAGTTATTACTGCTGATCCGTTTACGCCTTCACCTGAGATTGCTGCCTTATATGGTGCAATCGGTGGATTGATTGTTCCAATTTCAATGGCATTGCTTGAGAAATGGGGTATTGATGATCCAGTAGGTGCCATTTCTGTTCACGGTGTAGCAGGTATTGTGGGACTAATGTTGGTTCCAATTTTAAATATCGACGCTACGTTATACGGACAAGCTGTTGGTACTGGTGCAATCTTTGTGTTTGTGTTTGGTACATCAATGGTTGTTTGGTATCTACTCAAAATGACTATCGGTCTGCGAGTAGGAGAAGAGGAAGAACTTGTTGGTTCTGATATGTGGGAAACAGGCGAATCAGCCTATCCTGAATTCATGGACAAAAATAAGTAATACTTTAATCATCGTTATACAACATACCTAACCCTCTTAATTGAGGGTTTTTTCATATATAAATATTCGTAATGATTAAACTATACGAGTGATACTTATTATTGCAACTCGGCTATCATTAAACGTGATGGATGTATTGTTTGGTACAAGAACTTTTACAAATAGAGTTTTTAAATTGTATATATAAACTGAATGATTAATATAAATGATACACTTTTGTGTTATTTATGTTACAAGGGCTTAGATCTTCTCCCTTTTTTAATAGAAGACAAATATAGGAAATAAAAATGAATAAGAACTTAATCGCAGCAATCGCTGCTTTAACTACAACTGCCTCAATCGCATCAGTGTCTATTACTGGTGACTATGAAGGTATTGCACAAGACGGTAACCCAGGCGCTGCATCATACA